AAAAAAAAAAAAAAAAATAAAAAAAAAAAAAAAAAAAATAAAAAAAAAAAAAATTTATTATTTTTTAATTTTTTTTTTTTTTTATAACATAAATATATATAATAATGAGTAATTTGATAAAACCTCTCAGTGTGAAAGATACCGTTCTTGACATTTCAGATTCTTTAGATTTTGCAGTTTTTAAATCTGGTCAAAATATTACATCACAAAAATATCAGGCAAACAGTAGCTCTCAAACCCAACATGTATATGCTATTCAAGTTCCGTCGACTTCTACAGTAGTATCTCGCAATGTAATTTGGGGTTCAGATATAACATTTACTCTACAAGGTAATGTTGGAGCGTATGAATATCTTTGGAATGGAGTTCCTATTAACCAAACTAATAATGCTGTCCTAGTTACAGGAGCAGACTCTTTTGCACCTTTTGTTCTTCATCAACTAACTAATAATATGACTTGCCAAATCAATAACACTTCAATTGTACAAAATAACGTAAATCAAATTTTAGATCCAATTCTTCGAGGTCTTGATAAAGAAAAGATTCAAACATTATACGGTTCGACACCAACACAACTTGATTACTGGGGAGATTATTTTTCTGCTCTTCCTCAGCAAGTTGTTAATGCTGGTGCTAAGGCCGCGCCTGTTGATGGAACGCAAGTCCCTCTTATTAATACTTGGAACTCTCCATTTAATAGCGCTCAAGCCCAAAATTGTAAAGATCTTGATTCTCGAGCATCTTTTGAAATACTTTCTATTACTGGCAATACACCAACAGGCAATGCTGCTGATAACAGAGAGGTATTCATAACGATTCGGGTTAGAGAACCTCTTCTTTTATCACCATTTTTATTTGGAGGTGAACAAGAACATACTGGTTTAGTTGGAATAACTCAACTCAATTTCACAATGAGTATGGATGCTACTGCCAAACGAGCTCTTCGTTGGTATTTATCAAATACTGCTACTACAACTAAATCAGTTACTAATATTAATTATGTTAAGCCATATATGGAACTCTTTTATTATACACCACCTCCAACAATGTTAATTCCTGCTACTTGCGTTACTCCATTACAACAATTGGTAAATTATATTCTTCCAAATACTGGTGACACTCTTGTATCAGGAGCGACATCATCTCTAACATCAAATTCTTTTCAACTCAATTCAATTCCTGATAAAGTTGTAATATGGGTAGATGATTTTTTGAAACAGAAAACTGTTTCTGTTGCGGATCCCGTTGCAGGCAGTATGATTCCCGATCATTATGCAACAATCACTGGGGTTAATATAACATTTAATAACCAAACAGGTATCCTTAGTAACTTTAGTCAAAAACAACTGTATGATTTCTCTCGAAAATCCGGTAGTCAGCAAACATTTGATGAGTTCAGTGGTCTCGTCAATGTTGGTGGAAATAGTGCAGCTGGAAATGTTGTATTTAATCGCGGAACTTGTGGGTCTGTTCTTTACCTCAATTTTGGTGATTGCATTAATATAAATGAAGTGTATAATGCACCCGGTTCGTTAACAACTACCCAACTGGTAGTTAAAGTTGATTGCATAAATAATCTTCAAAATACTATACAACCACAACTGAACGTTATGTTTTTATACTCTGGGATCCTTTCTACCACCAATGGTAATTCATCGTCTTATCTTAATGGTGTATTAACTCGCAATGATGTATTAAATGCCTCAGCCGCTCCACATATGGTTAAGAACGAACTTGTACGTTATATCGGCAACGGTGTATTTAGTGATATGAAAGCAATGGCCTCAAATTTATTGCCAATGTCTAAGAAAATGCTCCAAGCATCCGATAATAAATATTCAAAAGTCGGAGCTGATGTACTCGATGCTGTTGGATATGGTAAAATGGGAGGTATATCTACAGCCGGACGAATGAGTTCAAAACTTTCCCGTTAATTAAATTATTATTCTATTAAATAAATAAATTTAATATAATAAAATAAAAAAAAATATTATATATAATAATTATATATTGTAGTTATGGAAAACAATCCTTATAATAGAAATATTGCTGAACAACTCAAAATAATTAATGATAGTTATCTTTCTCATTTAAATAAAACAGGAAAACAAGTTGTTGATAGTGATTTAGTTCCTCTTGTTAAACCAAATATTAAATATGAAGCTAACGGATTTTTTAATTTTGATGATATGGTAAATGGATTAAGTACTGGATTTCAAATGCCATTAAAACTTGTAAATAAAGTATTAGGTGGTAAAAAAGAAGCAGGTTTAATTAAAATTGCAAAAGGAAAAGCTCATTATGGTCAGGAAGCCACATCTGTAAAATCTGGTAATTGTATTGGTCGCGCTGTTGGTTGTGGTAATAAAAGTTTGGAAGGTTCTGGAATATTTGATGAAATTGGTGATCTAGCCAGTAATATTAAAAAAATTCTACCACTTGCGGCTGTTGTTGGGATTGGTAAGAAAGGAAAAGGGCGGCCTCGTAAGGCCGGATCCGTTGGTGTTCAATCAATGGCTGAAAATAAAAATGCTTTAACAGGTGGAAAGAAAAGAGGCAGGCCATCAAAAAAACAAATGGAAGGGGGCGGTCCTATAAGTAGTATTCTTGGAGCTTTTGGGTTAGGTAGAGACACCGTCGGTGGAAAGAAAAGAGGCAGACCATCAAAAAAGCAAATGGAAGGTAGTGGATTATTTGATGATATATTAAGCTCAGTTGGTAAGGTTGTTAGAACTGCTGCAGATGTTGCACCAGATGCTATTTCTATAGCCAAATTAGTTAAGGGTAAAGGCAAAACCAGTATTAAAGCTAAAGCCTGTGGTAGAGCTAAAGCCGGTGGAGCAAAAGCTGGAAAATGGATTGATCATGTTAAAAGTTATGCAAAAGAAAATAATATATCGTTTAAAGATGCATTAAAACAAGCGAAATCTAGTTATAAAAAATAAAATTAATAATTTATATTATAAATATAATATATATATATGAGTTTAGAAGCTAATAAATTTTTATCAAGAATATATGGGGAAGCTGTTGCTGATCAAAATAGACAAGATGACGTAATAAAAAAAATTAAAAGTTTAAATGAATCAAAATCTCAACTAATCACTGGCGATCTTGGCTTAGACGTTTCAGATTATAATTTTTTTAGACGTAAATTAAATAACGTATCTTCGGATATATTCGCTATTCAAAATGATTTTGCTGAAAACAATGATGATGCAATTGTTGAAGATATATCAAAATTAATAAGAAATTGGAATTTTACAGTTACTGCATTAGCAAAGATAAAATATAATAATTTAAAATATGTAGATCATTATAAAGTTTATAATGATATTAAAGAAATTATACCATCTTTAACACAAATTTCTAATTTATTAATTGCTAAAGCTGCAACAGATAACAAATTTAAAGGCCTTAAAACGAGAATAGATAATATTATATCTCAAATTAATAGTGATGTTTATGATCAAGTATCTTATCCATTAAAAGAACAAGCTGATTTATTAGTCGTTCCGCCATAATTTAAAATTTAATATTAAATTTATTATATAATTATATTATATAATGAATTATTCAAGATATAATACTGATGAATATGATAATAATTTAAAAAATCAATCATATATTTTGGGATTGATTAAAAATGTTAATGATCAATATGAACAAGAAATAAAAGAAAATAATAATATTGATAAATATTTATTAACAAAATTTAAATCATTGTATGATTATTTTACATATCAATTATTTAATTTAACAACTATTGTTGATGATTTTGTACAAGATACTGATCCTACTGCACCAGATTATTTAGATTATTATTTATATACTCCAAAATTTTATGAAAATATTGATTTAGTTATTTCTGCTTGGAATTCATTAGTTGTATTATTAATTGGTGAAATCAAATATCAAGATCTAACCGGAATTAATAAAAATTATATTGATAATAAATTAACTCAATTATCAGGTTCTGTTGAAAAAATTGCTAAAAATTTTAGAAATGATATTAATGATGGCAGTGCACATATCACATCACAATATATGCCATCTGATTTATTAATTAATAATTTATTTGAATTAGCAGAAAAATTATCGGTTCCTGACATTACATTAATTAAATTTAAATCTGAAGTTGGTAAGTTAACACCAGTACCAGTACCAGTACCAGCACCAGCTCCAGCA